GGACGCAGTCCCTGCATGGTGCGGGTCTGTGCGGACGAGCCGAGCGAGTTCGTGCTGTTCAGCACACCGCGCACGACTTCCTTCTCGAGCTGATGCATCATGTCGACGACGCCCTTGGCGACGGCGTTGTCATACGCATCATTGCCATACACGTTGATGGCAAGGTCGGTGCCACTGGCCGCCACCGGCATCTGGAACAGCCCGACCGTGTTGGCACGACGGTCGCCCAGACGACGCGTGTGGCGTCCATCGTGGTCGGCCCCTTCAATGCCAGCCATGCCGCGGACGTACAGCTGACCGCCAGCCGCCAGCGAACCAACAGCACCGCCGCCATACGCACGCGTCACGACGATGCTGTTGGCACCGACGATGGACGACACCTGCATGACTTCGGTCTGCGTTTCGTTTTCGAGGATGGTGCCCACGGTCAGGGCTTCACCGAGTCCGTTGACCTGCACAGCCGTCGCCGCCGTCGCGGAGTTAATCGCCGTCGACGCCACGATGTAATTGGGCAGCATGTAGTCCTGAATCCACTCATGCTTCGTCGAGGTGGCAAACACATCGCCATCGCCCAGCCAATTCAGGAACGGCGTTTCCTTCGGCGAGAGGGTCGCAATGAGGCGCGACACATCCTCCTGCACGAGTGACGCGGTAAACAAATCGTTTGTTGACAGACCACTAAAAGCCATAATCAGTCCTTGTTACTTAGTGCCGTTTGCTCGGGCACGTAGTGAACGAATGGCCGCGCCGACATTTCGCACGGTGGGATTCTCTGCCACCGCCGCGAACGCATCATCATGCGCGTCCGATACCTGCCCCATTGACTGACGCATCGCCACACCACCCTGAGCGCGACCGGCGGTTGACCGGCCTCCCTTGAGGTGATGCGGATGCGACGCAAGGTATTCACGCACCAACCCCTCGATGCTCATTGCCTTGCCATCCTGCTCACGCTTCGTGCCATCCGAGTCGCGAACAAACGGCTGCAAATCTGCATCAAGGTCGACATCCGCTCCGAGGAGCTTCGACAGTTCGGGCAAACTTTCTTCACGCGCACCGGCAGCGACGGCGGCGGCGCGAATCTCTGCACCGAGCATGTCCTTGAGCCGAGTCGTCCTCCGCTCAATTTCTTGACTGGCGGCGGTGACACGCGCCTCCGCATCAGTCAATGTTTTCTGGAAGCGTTCTTCGCGCAAGCGAGCCGCTTCCTCAAAGTTTTTATCGCGTGTGGCAATCTCTTCACGCAGCAGACGATTATCCTGTTCCGTCTGCATCAGCCGTTCGCGTTCAGCCGGGTCAACCACACGGTCGGCCAGTCGCTGTTCCGCTTTCTCGGCTCCGCTCTTATACGCCTCGCGGATGGCGCGGTCGACAAACTGCTGCAGTGGTTCCGGCAGTGTGCCAAACTTGCCCTGCTCGTCAATCTGAACGGTGACTTCTGCCATGTCGTGCTGTCTCCTACGATATGCCCAGTCGCGCTCGCAACTGTTTGTCTAACGTGTCCGCAATATAATCCACGTCGGCTTGGTTTAATTCAAAAAACTGTCGTTTGACTTTACTACGTCCGGCCCCATCGACCTGATGGTATATCGCTTTCTGCATGGGCGACAGCGCACGCGAGTCCCGCGTGAGTGTTTCTTTGCGCCCGCTAAATCGTCGACGCCCCATGTTAATCCTTGAACGTGACCGTCACGCTTGTGTTGGTGGGCGTCACCACCATACCGGTCATCATCTGACCGCTCACCTGCAAATTCACGGGTGACTTGCGAAACCCTTCACGCTCGCGCAGTTTTGCGTATTGCGGCGAGTAGGGCGCAAACGGTCTGTTCTGTCCGTCAACGCCCGCCGCGGTGCGTCCTTGAATTCGGTCAGTGATGGCAATGCCGATGATTTGCCAATCCACCCGGGTGAACCGCGCATCTCGTGCAATAGGGCCGAAGTTCCGCTTCGTCGTAATCGCCATTAGTTCGTGACCGTGCGATTCCGCGCCAGTCGTCGGCGGTCTGCGCGTCTCGCGTTCTCGCGGAGTTTGCGAATCTCGTTCATGTTGACGGCAAAATTGGGGGCGCGCTTATTCTTGCCCACAAGCGAGGTGTATTCCTCCGACACCACCGGGAGAAACGAATGTCGGCAGTTATAGCCGCCACCGGTAATAAACGGATTAGGCAATTGATTATTGTCCATCGCTTCAATCTCGGCACGGGTGTAGACCTTGCCGTATCGCTCGAGGCACCAATCACGCGTGCGGCCATCCGCAGGGCCAACATACATATACGCTTGCTCAGGGCCAAGGTCTTCGGTACTCATGGCCTGTAGCTGTCGCCCGTAAATACTCACCTGCGTATCGAACAGCGTTTGAACGTCGTTGAAATTCGTGTCAAGAACCTTTGCCAACCCTTTCAGGATGTCGTCCTGATTCCGCACGGTCAGTGACCACACCGACACGGCGGCATTCAGTGCCGTCGCAATATCCTCCGCAACCCCTAACAGGTTGGCACGGCCAATCTCCGCAAGAGCCGCGATGCGCTTCGGGTTGGGCATAATAAATGCTTGCACGCCTGACACACGGCGTTGCTTTCGCAACACTTCAGCCATGCGTTCCACCGCGTCACTGGCGGTGGTTTCAATCAGGTCGTCATAACCAGCGGCCCGAAGCGCCTCACGAATATCGGTGCGAAGCGTCAAGCCCCGCACGGCACGTATGGTTGCCGTGCGGTCTTTGTCGAGGGCGTCACGTAAGACAGGCAGCAACGCCCGGTCTGATGCGCGGAGAACATTGACCAGTAACCGCGCAAAGTCATCGCTGATGTCCTGCGCGACGGCGGCAATTGCATTCCCGGCGCTCTCAGGCGTTGCCATTCGTAGAACCGCTTACTTCTTCTTCGGCTTCTTCGTCATCTTCATTGGCGTCCTCCTCTTCGAGTGTGGTTAACCGCTGCGTCAATGCCTCAACGCTTGCCTGTCGACGTGCCGTCGCAGACTCTGTGGGCGTCTGTTCAATTTCCGTATCCACTGTTGCGAGTGTCTCGTCGTTCAAATCCGTCAACACCGCACGGGCGGCACGCTTGCGAATTTCCGACGAGGCGGTCGGCCCGAGGTCTAGCGTCAACGCTTCGCTAAACTGCTTGGTCAACTGCTCGAGTGGCGTGACTTCGAACGACTGCGGCCACCGAATGGTCAACGCATCTTGCTCTTGCCATGTCTCTGCCGCGTCGCCATAGTAGGCGCGATACACGAGGCTGGTCACAAATTCGTCCACGCGCTGCAGTTCGTCGGCAAAGCTCGATAGCTGCTGATTCAGGTCTTCGCGTTTGATGCGTCGTGACTCGCCAGATTCGTTTGATCGACTGTCGCCTTCCCACGGCAACACTGACAAGCGATAAATCAGTCGCGTGAGACGGTCAATGTGTTCGTGGTAACTCGTCACATTCGAGTTATCAGGCGACAGCATCTGCGCGGAGTTTGTGGTGAACAGGATGTTGCCCGTGCCACTCTGCTGCCCAATGAGTTCCTGCTCACGCTGCACGCCACCCGGCGTGTCTCCGACCGGGACATTCAGAATGCTGAACGTCTGCTTGCGGAGGAGTTCGCGTGTCTCGCTGACAAGGTTATACAAGTCGATGAATAGCTGCGGGTCGCCCAGCACACTGCGCCCGATGAACGGTGTCAGGGCGCGACGCTTCGCATACAACACAAACGCTGGCACGCGCCCGAAGTCATGCTCGCCCTCGGTAATGACTTTGCCGGCACGATTCAACAGTCGCCACCCATCGGCGGTCACCTCGCGGATACGAATATCCACCGACTGTGTGTTACTGAGTTTAGCAAACGTTTCACGTGGAACGGCCTCAAGAAACTTGACGGCGGTGAGTGCGCCCTGCTCATTCACGAGCCAGTCCACCACATCGACAGGCGTGTACCATTTCACGATGGCACGACGCGGGTCGTCGGGCAGGACATCGACATAGCCCCACATATGCCCGAACGCAGCACACGGACTCCACGCTTCCATGAGCGAGTCATTCCACGTAGTGCCATTGCCGTCACTGTCATTCCAAAATTGCTGAATGGGACGCATGACTGGCGAGTCACTCTCGTCGGCGAAGCTGCGGTCAGCTTTGACGCGGAAGAGTGCCCCGCTCAATTGATCAATCAGTGTGGCGGCAATGTTCTCGTAGCGCGCCAGCTTGCGTCGTTCCTTTAGCTTGGCCGACGGGTTACGCGGTGACGGATTTGGCTCATACCGCAGGAGTTCATTGTTCGGGCCATAGACTGGCGTCGAGTGGTCAAGCCATTCACGCGGGTGGGCAATCAGATACGGCTTTGACTCGTCAAGGAATCCACCAGCGCCCTCGTAAACATCGAGGAGTTTGATCCACACGCTACGCCATCGCGTATACAGCGGATGGGCAACACCAAGAACGGAGGACGGCTGACTGAGTGGCGATGAGGCGGGAATCGGCACGTGGGTAGTGTGTCACATGCCACGACGCATTGCGGCGTATCGCCACAATCGGTTGTGACTATCGTGGCTCAAACGTGACGCGCACTCGCAACGACAGCCCCTCAGCTAACGCGTGCAGGGTGAGGAGATGCACCTGTTGTGCTTGCAACGCCCGGTAAATCGTATTGGCATGGACACCAGACACCGCGGCAAGGTCGACCGCGGTCATCGATTGCGCGTGCATGTAGCCCTCGAGTGCATTGGCAACACTCTCAAGCAATTCCTCTCGTCGACGCTGCGCGTCATCATACGCCACCATCATTTGCCGTATGTGCCCCACTTCACGTGATAGGCCCACCATGCCGCACTCATCTTGCCTTTCTTGATGTCCGCTTCGTGGCGTTTATAGAATGCGACGCGTCGCGCTTTGTAGTCGGCAGATTCCTTATCCTTTGGTGGGTTACCTCTCACGCCCTGCTCGCCGAACCGGATGGTTTTGATTTGATCGCCGTCCTTGGCGACGACGACGTGTGACTTGGTCGGATGCCCCGGTGTGCGTTTGGGCACATTGTAGTCGCTGACGCCAATAGCGGCGAGGCGTGGATCAATGGGTCGTCGGGCCATCGGGATGTCTCCGTGTCATGAAGTCGAGAATAACGGCACGCGTGCTGGCGTCTTTCTCCGTCTGCGCTTTCAACACTTCCACGCGAGCCATCGCCCAGCCCACGAGATAGCCCATAGCGTTCGCGCCACACCAACAGCCAACGGCATAGGTCGCCCATCGCGGTAGCTCAGCGGTCATGACCAACACGATGCCGCACACGAGATACACCACCCCTTTGATGAGCATCACAGCCATGAGGAAAATCCTACTCCAACACCGCCTCGCGTTACGGGTGGAAAATCCTGATGCACCCAGTAGCCCAACGCATCGGAGATGTGCGTCAGTAACGGGTTGCTGCGTTTGTCGAGGTCGCCAGACTCCGCGAACACGACCTGCTCAAGGTCGCTGATGAGATGCTCGCAGGATGGATCCACAGTTAACCACTGTCGCCCGTCGTGTGTTTCGCATCGGGCATTCACCGCTTGGATACGGTCACGCACATGCGGTGCCGCTTTAGGAATGCGCCATGACGCTCGAGGAAATACCTGCGCCAACACCGCATGGTCGGACGGCCCGGTGGTTTTGCCGGCTCGCCCAGCAGGGTCACCGTAACCATAGATAGGGCCAGTCCACTGCGCGGCATTCAAATGTGCTTGCACCGCAAGAGCCGCCGCTCGCGTCGCCTCGCCACCCGCGTGCGACACCCACACTTCGCGCCACACCCGAATCTCGTTGCCAATCCGTTGCCCGATCACCGCCGTCGCCGGGTTCAGGTTGAAGTCAAATGAGATGCACACCGGCACCGCCGGGTCGAGCGTCGCCGGGCGCATGTGCGTCGCACGTGCGAACGCATAGTAGGCGCGACCGGATAGCCCCTCGAAGCTGGCTTCAAACTCCTGCCGATACGTTCGCGGATCCATCTCTCGGCGCATCTGCTCGAGTGTGTCGGCAGGAATATGAGGCGCATCCGCGGTGCGGAATTGCCATGACTCCCACCCGGCATAGCGTTCGTCAGTCGACTGACCTCGTGCCCAGAGTGTATACAAATGGTTGAATTGTTTCGGCGTGCCCGTAATGAGTGCCGTGCCGTTCGTCGTCAGGAGCATCGGTTGAAGCACCTGCTCCCAAATCGTCATGCCGTCTTGCCAGTCTTGAAACTCATCGATCAGCAATTTCCGCACGCCACGTCCGCGAAGACGATCAGGCCGGTCGGCAGACTTAACGCTGAACTGACAGCCCCAAATGGTGTGCATGTCCATGCGGCTGTCATTCGGTTCTTTAATGAGCCATGCACGCGGAATAATCGCACGCAATGGCTCCCAAAAGATTTCACGCCCCATGTCGTATGTCGGGGCCACATACCACACTTTGCCCGGTGTGCCGAACTCACACGTGGCGTCGGCCTTCTCGAGTTCTGTCTTGCCCCACCGTCGCCCTGCGACCACCACGCGATAGCGTGCCCGTGACCGATACACTTTGGCTTGGCCGCGGTGCAACGACAACCGCACCGGGTCATTCATCGTCGTCCGTCTGCACCTGTAGCACGAACTTTGGCAGCTCGCCGATAATCTCTTGCTTCGTGGCTGCGTCTAGCCCGAGATACCGTGACCGCCGTTCCTGCACACGGAGCAAGGTCGTGATGGCGGCAATGTCGCCCTGTGCGGCTCGAGGTGCGAGTGCCCGTGTGTAGTCGTCGAGCCGTCGCAGTTCGAGTTCACGCACTGCTGTCGCGTCTTCCACCGTTTGCAATCGCAACGCGGATAGTTCGGCCTGTACATCTGAGTAGGCCGTTTCAAGACTGACGCCGGTGGCCGTCGCAATCTGCTGATACGTGACCCCGGCACGGCGAAGACTCAACGCCTTCGCTCGTCGTTCCATAATGATTGTGTCTTCAGCAATATGAGGAGGACGCGTTGCACGGCCCTTACCTCTGCGATGAGGCGCCACTGTTTTTTTGACACTCATGGATTGGCCTTCACGCTTGCTCAACGATTGCCCAAACTTGTTCGGCTAACACATCTGGCGATTGCCGCGCATCCAAATGAATTACCGCTTGATGCCGTGCCGCCAGATTGGCGTGTTTCGTAATGCGCCCTCTCACCCACGACGTGGCTTGCAACGATAGCCCGTGAGCAGAGGCTCTTGCTGTGCGTCGTCGAGCCGCCTCATCATCAGGGCATGCGAGATAAAACGCTTTGAGCCGGAAGTGTTTTTGAGTCACTTCAAAAAACTTGTCATTCGCGAGTCGGTCACCTTCGCCAAATACCAATTTGCCTGCCGCACATGATGACAGTGCGTGTAGCCACTGATCTGCGGTATTAATCGCCGTGTATGACAGCGTATCTGTGCCGCCAAATGGATATGCGTCCGCGCCTAAAATTGAAAACAAGCGACCGTGTTTATTAAAACAGCGATGTTTGATAGGGTCTTGTGCTTCATAGAGCAAGGACGCTGAGTTACAAACTGCCCTAAGCAAACTGGTTTTACCTGCCCCCGGTTGGCCGAAAACATACGCAAGAGTATTCACTGTGCCTCCTGACGCCAGCGAGCGTCAAATGTTTCGGCTCGATAATCCCACAACACTTGCCATTCGACTCCGCGATTTACACGTGTGGCCATCTCTTGAATTTCCTCGCGTTGCCGTTCAATATAAAATCCGACATATCGCTTGCCATAGCAATACTTCTTGTAGGCGCATAACGTCGTCTCAATGTTCCACACATTGTTGCGCGGGTCTGCGGTTTTCATCGTCGCCACTAAGGCATCGAATTGTTTCTGTAGATAGGCGTGTTGCGCCTTGTTTAGTTTGACGCCAGTGCCGTGCGTGTTCAGGTCTCCGCGATTTATGGCAAGAGCTAATCCGTTACGACAACTCTCAGCGTCAGTCATGTTCATTGACGTTGGTTCCATGGGAAACCCTGTCACGACGTGCAGCGCCTCCAGATAGAGGAACATGGCGAATCGGCCAAATTGATACATTCGTGCAAAACTATTCCAGCAGTTGTGATAGTTCAGCCGAATGTCATGAGACTTTAGTTGTTCGAACCGTTGTTGCTGCGTGACTGGCCCAATGGTGGCGCGATAACTCTTGAACATGTCAACAAACTGATTTCTGGAATACACCCAGCGACGATCAGTCTGAAACACCAGTTGATGCTTGTGCGCTTTCCACCATCGCTCGAGTCTGCCCTCATCCACGTTCTCAAAGTCAGGGAACTCGTTGTAAATATAAAAGACTGTCGGGCCGCAATAACAGGTCGCGTACAGCCACGCTAGCCAGTAGCGTTGTTCCACATTTAAATCAAACCGGTCACAGACATACCGAAGCATTGAATAGGACGGGTCAATATCACCGGCCTCCATGCTTTGTTGGTGATACGTTTGGTAATCAACCAACATGGACTGCGACTCCGCACGGCACGGGCGTGGGCAGTTCCGTAAAACCGGCTCGTCTAAAAATGTCAGCGGTCGATGCAAAGAATGTTGCGTTGTTGTGTTCTACTCGAAACAACGGGCGGTTTTTATTGCGAAGTGCAGTCATTCGACCGCGTTGCAGAGTCAACCCGGCAAATGAGAATCGCCCAGTCGCGACAAACTCCAGCCACCCGTCGTGGCGCACAAACTTATCAAGAAAGATTTCTCCATCATTTTCTGTGAGGTATGCGCGAGCATATTGCCGCTCATACTCTTCCTTGACTGCCATTGAAATTACTCCGTTAAACGCCAACGCCGCGTCAGCAATCTGCAGCGGTTGATTATTGTCAACGTTCTGGTAATCGCCACTTGTCGAGTAACGGCAGTGCCCGATTAGACGTGTCACCTGACGAGGCAGAGCGGCAAGGCACTGCTTGAAATCAAGGAACCGCTGTGTTGCAACACGCTGGCCGTCCCACGCAGAAAATCCGAACGCGTGCAAGCCGCGTACGCGAGACTCATAAAATAACGCACGCACCGCGTCTGCGTGTTCTGTCTGCGGGTCATCGCACGCGTAACCAATCAGGGCGCACATTCACCACCCCTGATATACGTTGAGCGTTTTTCCGCTTCTGCTTCTTGTCTGCCCGACGCACATCAAGCCCATTGCCCTGTAGAAGGCATTGCTTTCGACATTGTCTGCGTCTGTTTTTAGCGATACTGGACGACCCACTGCCTTCACCAACTGTTTGCCGATGCCAGAACGTTTGGCAGACTGACTCACGGCCATTTCAATAATTGTTTTCATCCCGCCAGTATTACGTTTGTAATGAACAAATCCAACAGGACGCACGACTAGCAATGCGTGATTCGGCCTGTTGTATGAATTCAATAACCAAAACGGGTTGCCAAGGATTTTCTCGTTCGCATAGTACAACAGTGTTATCCATGGAATGTCGTCTGCTTTCGCTTCGACAACATCGCTCTTGCTCATGACAAGCGTTCTCCGCGTTTGCGGTTCTTGGCCCATTCCACTTCCTCAGTGGCTGGTTTGCAATGAATCATATTTTCACGGAAGTAAAACACCATCGTGATGCGTTCATAGCCCACGCGCATTTTTGAAAATCCGGTATTGCTGTGCCACTCGTGCACATCTGCTAAACACAAACAGCCGTGTTCCAAATTGACGGCCACGCGATACGCTGGAAACACAAGGTATGCGCCGTCAAATTTGTTATTCCGTAAACACGACATGACGCCAAAACCTGCGGCTAAATCTCCGGCGTCTTTATGAGTGGCCGTCTGCCAGTTTTTATTGACCGTCACCGTCGTGAATGTGCTTTGTGGGATGATCCAGTCCGATGCCGTTCTGTCGGCATACTCGCGTTGCGCGGCCCATCGCTCGGGCAATAGCTGACGCAGCCCTTCATCTGCGCGTTGAATATACGGCAGGAACTGTTTCCACGAGGCGGCTTGAACAATATTGAATGACGTTTGACGACAAAACGGAAACCTTGATGAACGGTCAAAATATCCAATGACGCCGCTGTTCACAGGAGCTGCATAATTGGTATTGCTCAGGGTGCCATCAGATTTTATTGGAATATAACGCGTCTGTGTTCGTTTGCCGGCAACACGTTCTGGAACTGTTTCAAACGTCCCCGCCGCCATACCTCGGTTGTTGGTTTCAGTGGCGGCTTTACGAGCCGACGGCAATACCGCAGCACAAAGCTCAGCTGAAAACCACTGGGGCCGATACTTGACGAGCGGGGTGCCGTCGGGTTTGTAGATGTCGCAAGCCTCGTCACCACCCAACACTTCGTCGTAAAACGCTTCTGTCAATTTGGTGCCGGCCAGATGGTCGGCGTCAAACTTATGTTTGCAATGATGCACTCTCACGGGTAACTGCCTCCAAGACCGTGTCTGTAATGTTTTTCGTGCCGTATGCCTCCGCAAGCGCAGTGCACGCGTTCTGAAAATCTACGATGTTCGATTCATCAAGGAACAATTGCACCATGCGGACGCCGCTCGGCGTCAATTCATTGGCGTTGTCTATGTCGTGCGTTGACGCTGGACGCACTTCCTCGTCGGCGTCATCTTTATACAGTCCTGCGGCATTAGCTGTTGCGGTAATCAGCCTTTGCAGGTCGGCGTTGCCTGTATCAATGCTCTGCAGCAGTTCATCAAGCTTTTGAGCATCAGACCCGGCCATCGCAGCTAACGGGTCAAGTGTTGCCAACAGCTTATCTGCCTCAGCCTCGCTGACATCCAGCACCAACACCGGCACTACGGCGGTGCCGACGGTTTCCGCACGGAGATGCCCGTCAATAAGCATCAGCGTGCCGTCTGGAAGTTCACGCGCAATACACGCGTCGGCCATGCCGATTTCTGACAGCAAACCCCGCAATGCATTTTTCTGCGGGACTTGATGTGTGCGCCAGTTTTTCGGGTTGGGCCGCAGGTCGGCGGCTGGCACCCGGCGAAGTTCTTTGATGCGGTCACGAATCTGCATACCGCAGTGTAACCGTTTTTGGGGTTCTTGTGTTTTGTTTCGCCGGGTGCGTATGTTGATGAATTACTCGCCCGGCGTGACAGGCGGCGATTACACAGCCGACTGCATGGCAGTCCACAGCGCGTCACGCCGCGCTTGCGTCAGTGCTCCGACCGCCACGCAATAGTCGAGCATCTGCCCGACCAATGGATTGTCAATATCGAACGGGTCTGCTGCGGCATCAAAACATGCCACGCCATACACCAACTGCGCGTCTGTCTGCGTGAACATGGCCGCATACTCGACAGGCGTCAGCAATCGCAGGAACGCAAACTTGGTCAGCAGACGCGGCGCTGCTGGTGGCACCGGCGGTGTAAAGACGCCATTGGCATACGTGCTGCCGATGGGCACTTCCGTCTCGGTGGGAATCATCGTCGCAGGAATCGTTGCCCACGCCGGGTCGGTCGCGTCACGCGAGACGCATAACGTATTGATAACCACGCTCTCTTCCAGTTCTACAAACCATCGCAGCGGCATTAGTAAAACTCCACGACGCGATATTGTGGGTTAATTGTAAGGCTGTTACTTGTGCTTGCTCTCGTGGCCGTCACGGTTGTGCTATTGGTCAATGACATGCGTACACTTGACTGGGCAAGCGTGGTTGTAGTACCTGTCGTCGTCCCGTTAAAGGACAAAATTGTTTTATCTACATTTACAGCGGTAATAGTTGCCGTTGCGCTTGCGCCATTGGTAAGACTAATGGTGCCTTCCTGCGTGGATTTCACGACTGTTGGTGAGTAGCTCATGATGCCTCCTTATACAATATGCCAGTTAGCCCCGTCGCATATTAATTGCAACGCCCCATATCGCACGGGAATGGACTGCGTGGTTGCGCCATCAATTGTTTCCGACGCATTGCCGTCAATCGTAATCGTGCCGACACTTAAGTTTTTAATCGTGACCTGATAACCGCTTCGCGTACTAGACGCAAAAAGATGTACTGTCAACGTGCTATTGGCTAGCACAAGTTGGTCAAGGCCGTTAGTGGCCGACAATGAATTTGTAGACGACAACGAACTTATAAACGTCGCACTGGCTCCCGTTGCAGACAATGTGCCGCCAGTGAACGTAAGGTTGGTGCCAATGCTGACCGATGAAAACCCGCCTGAACCATTGCCATACAAAATGGCGGTGCCGCTTGTGGCCGGGGCATAATCCGTCCCGGATAATGCCGCAGTAAACGCCGACGTCCCGTTGCCCTTGACCAGTCCCGTGAGACTGCCCACGCCCGTACCGCCGTTTGTAACGGCCACCAATCCAGTGACGTTCGCTGCGTTGCCGGTGATATTGCCCGAGATGGCCGAGCCGGGGATGCTGCTCACGGCAGTGAACGGCGAGCCGCCATTGCCAATAAGATAACCCGATAGACTCGACGCACCTGACCCCCCACGACTGACGGCCAATTGCCCCGTCCAGCCTAGCGTCAGCGCTTGTGAATTAATCGAACCAGTGACGTTGGTGTCATTGCTGACCGATTGCACCACGTTTGTATTTAACCGTGACGCGGCCAGTGCGCCAGTCCAACCAAGCGTCAGCGCCTGTGAGTTAATTGAGCCGGTGACGTTTGTGTCGTTGCTGACTGACTGCACGACGTTGGTGTTGAGATTGGCTGCGGCAATTACACCGGTGATATTTGCTGCGTTGCCGGTAATGTTTCCCGCAATGGCTGAGCCGGGAATACTTGATACGGCTGTAAATGCTGAACCGCCGTTCCCGATAAGATAGCCGGTCAGCGACGTCGCGCCAGTGCCGCCATTGCCGACGGCCACGGTGCCGGTCACGTTTGCCGCGTTGCCGGTGATGTTGCCAGAGATGGCCGAGCCGGGGATGCTGCTCACGGCGGTGAACGCGCTGCTGCCATTGCCGACGAGATAGCCAGACAGACTGGACGCGCCAGAGCCGCCACGGCTCACGGGTAGTTGGCCTGTCCACCCGAGCGTCAGCGCCTGCGAGTTAATCGAGCCAGTGACGTTCGTGTCACTGGACACCGACTGCACCACGGCACTGTTGAGCCGAGTGCCCGCCAGCACGCCAGACCAGCCCAGCGTCAGTGCTTGCGAATTGATAGTGCCGGTGACGTTCGTGTCACTGGTGACGGCCTGCACGACGTTGGCATTGAGTCGGCTACTCGCCAGCGTGCCCGTCCAGCCGAGTGCCAGTGACGCATCATTGACCAGTGCCGTCGACGCATTGCCACCGAGCGTCAGAGTCACGTTGGTGTCATTCGTCGCGGTGAGTGACGCGGGTGACGCGTTGACCCACAGTGTGTTTCCGGTATTGCGTGTGAAGAGCTGCCCCGCCGTCGGGCTGGTAATCAGCACGTCGTGCAGTTCGTCGAGTTCCTGCCCGTTGACGACCGACACGAACAGTCGCCCCGCACCGCCGGGTGCTTGCTTGACGCACACGCCCATGAAGACGCCGTGTGCCGGTTGCGTCGGGCGCGTCGACGTGAGTCCCCCCGCCGTCTCTGACAGCCACACGAGTGCGCCTTCGGTCAAGCTCTGTGTGTTGATGCCTGTGAGCAGACCACTGAAACACACACGCCCGACGCCCGCATCGGGAATCGATTCAATGGCAATGCCAAGTGTCCGTGCGGCGGTCGTTTCCCCTGACGCATCGGCCAGCGCAATCTCTGGCACGTCGCCATGTGCGCCGATGAGATAGACCGCGCTGCCCGTCGGAATCGCACTGCCCGTGCGGTTCGAGCAGTTCACCTCCTCGGAGACATCCGAGAGAAAGCCGCCCGTCACCGCGATGCTGTTCGCGTTTTGCAGCGCCATCGTGCCCAGCCCGGACACGGCAGAGTTCGGAATGCTGGTCGATGCCGAGAACGGCGACGTGCCGTTGCCGTAGACATACCCGGTCAGACTGCCGATGCCGCTGCCGCCGTAGGGCACACCCAGCACGCCGGTGAAGCTAATGTCGGGTGTATTGCCACCGCTCGATGAGAGTGGCGCGGTGGCTGTCACTGCCGTGATGGTGCCCGTCCCCGCTGGCCCTTGCGGCCCGGTCGGCCCTTGCGGCCCGGTGTCACCGGTATCACCTTTCACGCCCTGCGGCCCCGTTGGCCCGGTCGGCCCCTGTGGGCCTGTGTCACCCTGCGGCCCCGTCGCGCCTTGAATGCCTTGCGGCCCCTGTGGCCCGGTCGCGCCCTGCGGCCCGGTGTCGCCGGTGTCGCCTTTTGGCCCTTGCGGCCCGGTCGCGCCTGTCGCCCCCGTGGCGCCTGTGTCGCCCTGCGCGCCTTGCGGCCCTTGCGGCCCCGTGGCTCCGGTCGCCCCCGTCGCGCCTGTGGCACCCGTCGCGCCCTGCGGCCCGGTCGCGCCTGTGGCACCCGTATCGCCCGTGTCACCCTTCAGCCCCTGCGGCCCCTGTGGGCCTGTGGCGCCCGTGGCTCCCGTCGCGCCGGTCGCGCCTGTCAAGCCCGTGTCTCCAGTGTCACCTTTGATGCCCTGCGGCCCTTGTGGCCCCGTCGCGCCGGTCGTGCCGGTTGCGCCCGTGGCTCCGGTCGCCCCGGCTGGCCCCTGCGGCCCGGTCTCGCCCTGCGGCCCGATGGCCCCGATGCCAGCGACGACCGTCACCGTCGTCTCGGTCGTGCTGACATCGACGGTCGCGGGCTGGTCGCTATTCTCGACGGTGCTGCGGTCAGCCGAGACGTTCACTGTATTCGGCTGGTCGTGATACTGGATGCTCATCGCGTCACCTCTGGCCGCACCGTGAATGTGCCCTGCACGAGTCGTGTCACCACTGTGCCGGTGATGAGTTCCAAGTCGTAGACATACTTGAGCGGCAGGAGCGTCGCCATATCGGCGGCGGTGATCGTGAGCGTGATGGTGCCCGCCACACCGCCCAGTGCGATGCGTCCGTTGCTCGTGGTGAGTTCAAGCACCATCGATTCATTCTGCACGGAGGTGCGTAGTTGCATCCGTGCGGTGTAGCTCGTTAAATTGACGGCGGTGCCGGTGTCGTCTTTCCACGTCAACTGCCGCGTGAATGTCGCGCCTTGGTCAGCGATGATGTGATACTGCCCTGCCGGTGCTGCCATAATCGATTACTCCGCGTGCGATAGAATTGCCAATGCCCACGCCAATGCCTGTCGGGTCATCACCTGCTGTGGCGTGACACGCAGGAACAACCATCCGTCCATGGCAAGGTGAGCGATTTTTTCGTTATCTTTCATGACGCCGGTGCCTCGCGTGTGTCGTCCTTGCACCCAGACACCGCCGTCAATTTCAATGGCAAGCTTGCGTGACGTGGTGGCACTCGAGACGGCGACATCAATACGCCATCGTCGTGTCTCATGGAATTTAAATTCCGTACGCACGACAAAGCCACTCGCCGCTAATGCGTCGGCGAGCAGCCGTTGAGCCTGTGTCATTTGGTTTGAGTCGAGGGTGTCCACCCGGCCTTGCGGAGTGCGCCGTAAATATACGCCTCGGCTCGTGTGCCTGTTAAGCCTTTCCGAGCGGCTTCGCGTTTCAGGTCAGCCTCGAGTTTCCCGTATTTGTCCTGCGGCATAATCCCCTCTGCCGCATCGTAGCATCAGTCATCCTCGAGGATGTAAAAGTGTCCGATGCCCCACAACAAGATGAGGGAGACGGCGAGCCAGTCGAGGCGCACGCTGGCCCCGGCCACCATCGCCGCCCCCGATAATCCCAGCGTGGCGGCGGCGAGAATGACGTCACGAATGATTCGGCGCATTACCGCAGCCACAGTTTCCGAGCCGCGTCCCGCTCGGCGGTCAGGCGCTCTACCTTATCGCTCAGATGTGCCAATGTCAGTGCCACCACGTCGTAGTCGTCACTCATCGCGTCCCCTCCATCAGCGCCCGGATGCGCCGTGCCATCTCCGCTGCCGCGTCTTTGCCGCCCCACGTTTCGGCGGTCGCTTCCACCTCGTCGGCCACCGATGCACAATGCGCGAGCAGTTCTGCCCGCGCCTCGTCGCGCTCTTCCCGCAGCCGCTCGACTTCGGCCCGATGGTCGTCGTAGCGTATCCATTCGCCATCGACCGCTGGCGTATACACGCAAGGGCCATAAATAATAAACCGTTGAATATCACTCATCGCGTCCCCCTATAGGCATCCACGCGCTGGGCACCAGCACATGGCCTTCCACGTCATACCACAGCCCGTCTCGCCATCGGGCAAGGTAGATGGCATCGCCCTCCTGCACGAGGACATCATCAGTCCGTTCGTCCCACTCGGCGAGTGGGATCCAGACATACGCGGGTGCCGTCATCGCTGCGACTCCCGGAGCCGCTGCACCGCCCGATAATTTTCTGCCTCCCAATCGTAGGTGTCCCAGTCACGAAGGCGCACCTGATGCGCCTCGAGTTTCCGCGCTAGCCGCCACGCATGAACATACCCTGCGCCACCGCCGACCATTAGCCCCGCCAATAACGAGATAATCATTGATTCAGTCATCGTCCCATCCTCTGTATACGCCATCGGGCAATACGCCACCGCAGACACCGTGGCACCCATCGCCATCCAAAACCGTGCTGTTGCATGGCTTCAAGTATCACCACTGAGACTTCCGGGCCGTTAAGGTTCACACTCGTCTCGCCAATCCTCATAACGTGCGTCGTCGTCTGCGTGCCGGTAATAATCTTGACAGTCTGAGCAGACGCATTCGTCGACCATTTCATTCATCGCACACTCGAGGTCGGCCATGCATTCAATCGTGAGCGAGTGTTGCCCGTCACTCCCGATGCACCACCCGGTATCCACCTCCAATACGATCTCCATCTCCGGTGTGAGTTCGCCATCCTCCTCGACCCATCGCACGGGCCAGATACTAGGCGTGGCAAGTGTGATGTGTTCCTCGGCGAGCAATTCAAACAACATCGGTGGAACAGTCGCGGCGGCACTCGCGTCTTTCGCAAACGCCCAGTCGCGTTCTTCCTGCACACGCGTCTCCCACTGTCGTCGTTGTGTGGATGCAGTCGTCATGGTTCCTCCTATCGTCCGACAAGCTCCCGTCGCGTTAGCGCGTGAATCACCTGCACATCGTCGAGGGCCGCATCTCGTGCGGCGGCTCGAGTCGTGAATACGCCCACCTCGCGTCGATGCCCCTGTGCGTCGTAATACACATACCAGAACCAGCGTTCCGCATCGATCACGCGTGAAATGATTTCAGGTTCCATCGTTTTGTCCTCCCTGCATGTAGGGACTTAGTCCTCCACGTGTCTGCCGTTACGCCCGAGGCCCATCGAGTCTAATCGCATCCCCGCCCGTGAGTCGGATCTTGCCGACCGCTTGCGCCACCCGCTCCGCCCGCTGGCGATCCCACGGTTCCCCCATCGCCGGCACCTCCGCCCACACCCGAGGCCCATCCTCCGGTTCGGTGTAGTGGATGATGACGGCCCCCAGCTCCGCCGCCGCCCGCCGCGCCCGCGCCAGATCGCGCCCATCCACCCGCCGTCCCCGCAGATACGTCACGCCGAACTGATACGGTGTCATGACTGCACCCCGTCCTGCACTTGAACGGCCACGCGCTCCGTAATTTGATAGGTCGTCATTGTCTCGTCCTCCGTAACCAGAACAGGGTTCAGGTTGTGCCGGTACTCATGCATAAAGCGTGTCTTGCCACACTCGTCTATCCAGACCACGGTCACCACGGTCGTGTCGCCTTCGCCATCAAACACTTGGACGACACGCTCACCCCCCGCCGGGTGAGCCATATAGGCATCGTAGGTTTTCATCGCGCCTCCTCGAGCAAGGAAGAGGATGTCGTCCGTGACCCTGCGTTCCACTCGCAGCACACCCGCACGGCCTCCCAGTAGCCGTTCGCGTCGTGACACGGCACCCGCCACTGCTCGACCGCGTAGCCCATATCGTCCTCATCCTCGAGTGGCTGGTGAGTGTCGATGACGCGCCAGCAGGATTCATCCGCGCCATGCCAGCCAGTCACAATGTATCGCTCGGATGCGTAGCCCCACATCGGGCCGTTATTGGTGCCGCTGTAGTTCATGATGTCCTCCTCAGAATTCTTGAATGACAATGCCGGCGTGATGCTCGATCACCGCAGTCTGATGCATCAGCCACACCCGCGCCCGCTCTTCCTGCTCGTCTGCGGTGTCGTCGGCATCGAACACCCAGCCGTGGGCGGTTGCAGCCTCCAGATAGGTCTCGTACTCGCTCCAGTCACACCGCAGGGCCACCGGGTCAAACTCCATCAGCTCAGTCTCAGACTCGTGCATCTCGAGCCACTCGACAAGTGCTTCGGCACCCGTCCGCGTCCAGTCCGCATCCATGTCGTTCAGCAGCTCGCGCACACACTCGGCGTTGCTCAGCGTTTTAATCATGGTCGTGTCTCCCTTTAAACCGGCGGGGCTACTGCCCCGCCTTGAGTTCGGCGGCTTTCTGCCGCTCCGCAATGACTTTCAAATCGGCGTAAGCTTTCATCAGCAAATCGAGCCTCATGTTCGACTGGATGTTGGCCATAGCATGCATGAGAGAATTCAGGGCGTCAGCCTTGTATCGCGGATCCTCGGTCGCACCGTAGCGATTGCGGATCGTATAGACTTCCTCCGCGGCCCGTTCAAGCGCCGACGCAATCTGCAGAATTGAATCGATGCCGAACTGCTGGGCTGCTGCTGATTCGAACTGAAGCTTTTCTGCTGCTGTAATTGCCATCGTCGTATCCTCCTCGAGTCGGGAGGGGGGCCGAAGCCCCCCCAATCAATTAGAAGTTGAAATCGTAGAATTTAACGGGCGTGTCCGAGAGCTTGAACTGTCCCCGCTCATTGCGCCACTCGCCCTTCTTGTTGAGACGAATACGTTCCACGGGAGCCGTCTCATCGACAGTGATTGTCCAGTGCTGGTCATTCTGATTGACCACTCGAGCAGCGAATCCCATCACGCGGAAATCAGGCTTCCACTCGCCACGCTCAGCTTTCATCTCCCGAACTTCGATAGTCTTATCCGATACGACTCGCACGACCTCGTAGGGAGTCACGTCGCTGTATCCGCAATGATTCGCGTAGTTGAGTGTCGTCATTGTCAGTCACCTCCGTCGGGCGTCATGCCCAACCAATGAACATAGTCTAGTTAACCCCTTTCAGGCTGTCAACAAGTTTTTTTTAGGGTGTTGAATTTTCCATGGGGAAACATAAACACTTGACATTCTGCAACGAATTAGGGTAAGCGGTTGCGCCCCTAGAACCGCCGCTGTGCCCCGCATACGTCGCACGTCCAGATGGTCGGCATGAAGCCCGGTGCCTCGCGTCGATGCGTCGTATGCACTTGCTGCCGCATCGCATCCACCCAGCCCTCCGGCATCGACGGCATCGCCATGTGTTCGGGTCGCCATCGCTGCGTTGCTGTAATGCGTTGCTCGTCCAATCGCGACAGCAAGGGGTTGCACGCGCCCTCGCAGATCAACTCTCGTGTCTCGCTCATACGGCCTCCTTGAGTGCCTTCAAGAATGATTGTTGTGCGGCCTTGACCGATGGCCGCGTCGGTGCCTCAGCGACTTGCGCCAACGCGTGTGCCCGAATGCGTGGCGCAACATCAAGACCGAACTGCTCCGCACACGCGTCCCAGCCGCGCTGATACCCTTCCGTGAATTTGCGTCGCGCCAATGCACTACCCAACCGTTTCGTCTGCCACCGCGCCCCCGCAAGGAATGCCGCCATTGGCGTCAAGTGATTCACCTGTTCCCCGAGTGCCGCCTTGAGCTTGTCGCGTTTCGTCTTGCCGCTCGTGCTGCCACCCTTCTGCCCCGTCGCCCGATACCACTTTGGCCCACGCGCTTTCGCGCTGCACGCATTCGAGCAGAACCGTTGCGTGTCTCGGCGCGGACGGAACACCGTGGGACACATGGCACAGGTGATGTCGTGGAATCGTCGAGTCGGCATTACGTAATGGCCTTGATGGGACGACGCAACACCGGGGCATCTACCGGCAGCGTTTGCCATTGGTTCGCGAGTCGAGCCGCGCCCATCTCCCGCAGCCGCACATAGAATTGTTCCTCCGTCAGGGCAGGGGGTGTCGGTCGACTGAGCAACCAGTCACGATGTTCCGTCGACGACATCGGCACCCGCGATCCCTTCGGCACGCTATACGAGGGTTCAGGAATGCCGCACTCGGGGCACCGTCGCATCCCCCCGTAGAGCTGACCCATGCTGCGGAATGGCACCGCCTCCACCCAGCCAGTGCCCTGACAGCTACCGCACCGGTAGGACACTTCTGGCTTCGGCCCTGCGGCGGCTCGAATTGCCGCCAGCACTTCGCCCACAGTCGGCCACCACCGGTCGGTGCGATGCTGAATGACCCAGTCGACACCCGCAATGATGTGTGCCGCGTCGTGATGCCCTAACATCCGCGTCCACTCCGCGACCATCAGCGCCAGCTTCTCGCCGGTCGGCGCAATAAACCCGGCCAACGCCAACCGCTCCATCTGTTCTTGCACCACGTAACTACTCACCCCACACCTCCTGCTTTAACGCAGCAATGCGTCGCATCTCGGCACGAGCCGCCTCGCGTCGCTGCTCGTCCTTTGCGCGTTTGTCCTCCACCGTCTTCAAGTGCGAGTCGTAATACTGATGCAACGATGATGCTCTCGTCTGCCGCTCAGCCCATCGCGCATTCCAAAACTCCCACATCCCACCCACCGGCACCCGCTTCGACGAGTGCCATGCCTGTCGCACCGACGACGCCCATGCCACCACCTCCGCATCCGTCAGACCGGCACGAGTCGCAAATTGATGCGCCAGTTCCTGCGGCAGACATACCCAGTCACAAAACTGGCTGACATGGCTCCCGTGTCGCTTGTGAAATTGTAAAGGGCTTTCAACTAATGGCGCGACGCGTACCTCTGGTTCATGTACCTCTGGTTCATGTACCTCTGGTTTATACACAGTTTTCTTGGGGTAGGTATCCCCAGTTTTTTTGGGGTAGGTATCCCCAGTTTTCTTGGGTATCCCAAGTTTTTCGGGGGTATCCAAGAACACCAGCTGATAGTAATTCGTGGCTGGTGCGCCACTCGCGTGCATCCGCTTGCGCTTCGTCACCGCGCCTACGGCAATCAATTCTTTGAGGGCCGCACCGATAGTGTTGGCACTGACGTTCAGGTCAGCCGCGAGCCGTGACTGTCCGGGCCAACACGCCCACGTCGAGCGGTTGGCATACTTACACGCCATCCACCCGAACAAGACCTTCGCCGTGCTGGAGATGTCGGCAACCAACAGCCATTCGGGAATCATGCCGAATGCGCCAATGCCGCGAAGATGCGTGGGTTCCTGCTCTACATCCATGTCGTCATCCTTTCATCGCGACACGGACTCCGTCATACTACGGAAACCCGGTCGCTGCTGACTCAGCGTCACGGTCAGGGCGGCATGACTGGTTGCGGCAGTCATGTCGCCCGTCTTGTTATTGGGTCGGTCGTGAGGCTCCCAGCACGTACACATCGCACGCCGGTTTCCGTCAGGGTTCGGGAGACGAATTGCCAACGGTGGCACCGCTCACGACCGACACAAACTTAGCACCTGTCGATATGCCCCGGCCCCTCGTGATGGTCTTTCACATAGTTCAACACATCACGCACCATTGCCCGATACGATTCCGGTTCCCCGTCCATAATTTGCAATCGCGTGTGATTGGCGCGTGACTTATCAAACACCTTGCACCCGCGTGCCAGTAGATTGCGGCTGTCCCATTGGCTCGTGCGCGTCCCCGCAGACATCGCGACCTGTCGGGACAGTGACTGCGCGAGAGGAGACATGCGCTCATAGTCCTGCTCGCACAACGCTCTATATTGCGTCATGACGTAGTCGGATTCTTTGTCGCGCATAATCATAATGACTGCCGCCAGTTTCATCGGCGCTGACGAGAACACGCGCACGCGCCGATTGCAATGTCCCATGAGCAGTTCCACAAGCTGCTGAAACCCTGCATTGACATATGGGTGCATCTGCGCCACCGTCGGCTTGTTGTTGTTTAGGGCAATGGCACACCCGAGTCGAAGCACATCGGTCACTTCACGCGGTAGCTGTAACCGGTCGGCATATGACCGCTTACGCCCGGTGTCCGTGACCTCATACGACTCGACCGGCAAGCCGTAGTTCACCTGCACCTCGATGGGCTTGCCCACGAGCTTGATGGCGTGCAAGCGGTGATGCCCGTTCATCAATTGATCTTTCACGTTGAAGCCGACGAGGTCGCTGTTGAACGTCCATTCGCCCCGCTTCATGGCGGCGGCCAGCAGTGCGATCTCCTGCCAATTCAACACGCGGTTATAGGCACTCTTGGCAAGCCACTCGTCGGCCATTGCTGGCGTCACTTCCACAATGTTGCTATACGGTCGATACTTAATTTTGTCCATCGTTCTCTCCTCATTAAAACGGAATGTCGTCTGTCCCCACATCACTGGCATGACGCACGGCGCTCGTCAACGCCGTATGAATCTGCTCGACAGGCGCAGTCTCCCGAGGCGTGTCGGGATACACACGCCAGTCGGGCGTGCGCTCGCCCTCCTGCTTGCGTTCGTTGCGGAAGAGGACGACACGCTGCCCTTGGATGGTGCCCGAGAGATACGTCTTCCCGGCTTTGCTCGTCTTGACCCACAACGCTCCGATGTCCTTACTTGTCTGCTCCATAGTTCCTCCAATACTCCACCTTGTCATCCACCAATCCGTTGAACGCGTCGACCTGCGCCACGTAGTCCGTCATCTCGCTCATCCACTCAGTAACCTCCACACGACGAATGACCAATTGCAAGTGCGCCGGGAGCTGCGGACAAAATGACGCGAACACGGCGCGTTGCGCCCCCGTCACCCACATGTTGTGCAACACCTGAGGGCGATAGTCCTCGGGGATGTTGTCGTCCTGCAAGTAACGCAAATGCGTGGTCGGCTTCGGGCACTTCAATTCAACAATGCCCTCCTGTAATGACCCGTTCAGGTAGCCGTCAACGCTGCACCCGACCTTGCTCCCGGGCAACGCCACAAACCCGATTTCAAAGATGGGACTGTCAAGCGCTTGCTCGAGTGCCGACCGTGCAGCTGGCTCAAGGTCACTGCCGCGCTGCATCCACGGCGTGACCGTCGTCACCTCCTGCGAGGTGCCGGTCAACCGCTCCGCAACCAATTGCGTCAGGTAGTCATAGTACGCGGCAGTCGGCTTGCCGTCCTTGCGTCGCGCCACGATGTCGGCGGCACGGCTCCCGGTAATGTGCCCGACGCGAGCGGCCAACCATTCCGGCGTGCCTTGCGCGGCGGTGTTGATGACCAGACTAGACATGGCTGTCCTGCTGCGTCGCCAGTTCCTTGATGTGATGCCACTCAGCCGCAAACGCGGATTGCACCAGCGCCTTGTATTCCGTCTTGCTCTGCTTCCACGCGCCCAGCAGCGCCGTCGTGCCGCCCTGTCGCGCCACAATCTCCATGTCGTCCATCCAGTCGCGGAACCCATCGGGCAGAGCCGCGACCTCATGCGTCTCAGCATCTGCATCAGGTGTGCCCTCCGTCGGCACACAGAACGTCTGGAACATCGCGTATTTGTAGGCCGCAGACATCGCTTTATTCGTCGCCTTGTCGCCCGAGTCCATCGCCTCGCCCACGACACGCACGGTATGCCGCGACCCATCTACCGCCGCCACGAGGTCGTATTCCACTTCCACGACCACGTAGAACAGCGCCGTGCCCTTGCCCGTGACCCGCTCCACGCACTGTCGCGCCAACACACGCGGCAACACGACCAGCCGATGTTTCGCCAGTAGGGGCGCAAGCGTATTCATCACCGCATCGATGCCACGAAAGGCAAAGCCTTGCTGCTGGTTCCTCGAGGTCTTGCCGATACCAATCGCGGCAAGCTCAGCCGCCACATTGGAAATTGCCTGATAGATATCCATCGTTCCCCCTCCGTTACAGTAGAGTCCAGAAGAACACCATCTCCACAAACGCCAGTGCCACTAACACGAACTGGCCGACCATCAACGCGATCGCCTTCACTCGTCCCATCTCGTCCTCCTGCGGCATCACGCCGCGCTGTGACCTTACTGGTTCTTGTTTGATACCGTCAACCGCTTCGGGCGTCCAAGAGGACGTCGAGGCCGTGCCAACACCAACGCACGGTCAGCTTCTGAGAGCAGCCACTGTGACCCGACCTTCGTCGGGGCAATGCCACTCTGCTTCAACATCTGATAGACCCACGCTCGACTGCACTGGAGTTCGTCGGCCCACTGCTTGACTGTCATCACACCGGGTTCTGTATGCACCATACAACCAATTATAAACTAAAAACGCCCCGGCTGCACGGGGACGAGTCCGCGCAACCGAGGCGAAAGGGGGAACGATGGTTTGCTTACGATAGCATAAAGATTTCTTATGTCACGTAAAACTTTCGGCCCATGCCCAGTAGTGGCGCTGCACTAGCTGGACAAGCCGCTGTTGCATCACCTCGGGCCGCCCGTGCAGGTTGTCAATTCGTAGATGAAAGTCTGACGCGGTCAGCGCCGTCTCGCTGATGTGCGTGGTTGGGCGGTCACCCGAGACGAACGGCACGCCGTCGGGCGCATAGCGCGTGATGCACACGAGCAAGCCGTGGTTTTCCCGTATCCACTGCGCCTCATTGGGAAACCGCACATCGGGCACCACGACCACACCGGGACGATAGTTGCGGTCAACGCTCCAGTCATGCACCGCCCACGCCACCGCTCGCACCCAGACGTCTGGATCGGTTTGTCGACGACCGACGCCCACCTGCTGGAGCAAGGCGGCATCCTTCTCCGTCATCTCATGATTGACGCGACACACGGCACGCACCGCATCGGCAAACCCAATGCGATACGCTTCGGCCCCGAATGCCGCACAGATCGCGGCGGCGGCGGTGTCCTTGCCGTGTCGAGCTTTATGTCCCAGCCCGACAATAAACACGTTGCGGAGTGTCGGGAACGGACGCACGACTATTCTTTCGGAGCCGCGTCCTTAGCGACGAGCAGCCCAATAGCCGTCAGAATGGCAGGGCCGTCGGTCTGCCAATCCACCTGCCCCGTCGCGGCAATCTTCGCGACGATGGCAAGAATGGTGGATACACCGGCCAGTGAGGTCTTCCAGTTTTTTTTCAGCATGATGTCTATCTCCTGCGGCACACCAAGCACGAGGGCCGCATCTCGTGTGGTCTGCAGGATTGCCGACCACCACTGTGATGAGTGATAACGTCGCGTCTCAGCGCGAGCGTTGTCCCACAAGACTACCCACCGCCAACCAAGACGCGATAATGTCCAGACACGCCGCAGTCTATTCACGCGGCACCGATGGCGTATCATGCCACACATCGAGGGCGATACGGGCCGTGATGCATCCGGTGTCACGATGCGCGGTCACAATCAACATAGGCTTGCGTCCGCGTCGCACATTCTCGATGGGCATATGCACCGTCACAGCATTATCCTGACGTGACCGCCAGACGGTGCCACCGGGGTGCTGCTCATCCACGACGCGCCACGACAGGCCAGATGCCCGTGCGAAGTGCCTCGACGAGTCGACGGCCACGACGGACACCGACCTGCCCATACCACCGGCTGTCCTGTAGTTCGTCGGCAGCACGGTCGTAGTCCTTCACCGCCAATGCGGCAATCATTTTCCGAAAACCTTGTAGACGAGGTAGGCCCATATTGAACGCCAATTCCACAATGACCTCCTGTCGCACCGCGTCCAAGGTCGGGAACCATGCAAACGATGACGCGTCGTGAATCGCGTCAGCCACATCACGCAGTAGCTGTGTCTCGGACTGGCCTTTTGTCCAGCGCAAACCCGATGGCGGTTCTTTGATCAATGCGTGGCCGTAACCAATCGTCCAGATGCCCACCGTGTCGGTATACGGCACGGGCGACCATCCTTCGGCGGTCTTCAGATGCCGCTTGAGCCGCGTCATGTTCATTTGCGTTCCTCCAACACACGGTCGATGCGGTCACGCAGGTAACGGATGTCGGCCATGATCTGTCCCATCTTGGTGCCCTGCTCGAGTTCAATGCGTTGCAAGTCACGTTCGGCGGCTAACACTTTGCCCTCGATACGCACCAGCCACGCAATCGCCGCAACAATAGCAAGGGCACTCATGACAAGCACTTCGCCTGTCACGGCAGTCCACCACCTAGTGGCGTCGGCGGCACCGGTACCTGCACGCTAATCGGCACGCCCACCTGCTGCGTCACCGACGGTAGCTGTTGCATCACGTAGCCCAGCACACCGCTTGTCAATGCTGGGTCGTTGACGATAAACCCTTTGTTGCCGATGTAGCCGAGGGTGCTGTCATACAGCTCCACCGAAAACTCCAGATGCACCCCGGCTTGTGTAAATCGCGCAGATGCCGCGACAAGGTTCCCAGTAATTGCCATATGACTCCTCAGACAAAATAAACCAGATTGGCAATGGTATCGATACCAGCCGTAAACGTATTCGAGGTCACATACAGTGTTGTACCCGTGATAATGCACGACCCCTGCGCCGCGCCTTCCGTATTCACCACGGTACCAACGCCGTAGGTCGACGCGTTCTGCGAGAACGGCAGACTGGCAAACGCGCCAACCGTCGCCCCGCTTTTCGCCCCGCCACGGAATTGGAGCGACACGTGTACTAGTCGACCCAGTTTGGTATACGTGCCCGTCAGGTTTGTCGGCAGCGTCGTCCACGTGCCCGTCAGCGTTGGCGTGAACGTACCTTCCTCGTAGTCATCAAGGGTGTTGGCATCCGAACTTGCCGACTGCGTGGCCGGGAATGAAATACCGGCACCAGATGTCGCGGGTGTGGCTCCACCGACACTGATGGTCGATGCACCTTTGATGCGCCCAGTCTGAAAATCGTAGAGCGTCGCGCCCGACCATGTCAGGGTGTCCGTGCTGTGCGTCTGTAGGACGTCGCCATTGGCAAAGTTAATGACGCCGCCGGTCGCTAGATACAGGTCACTCCACGGCAGCGCCGTCGTGCCGAGTGTCGCGGTGGGAGACGTCGGCGAGAACGTGCCGTTCACTCGCACCGCGCCGCCAAAGTCGAAGGTCGTATAGCCCACGCCCCCGGCGAACATCTGGTCAATCTTGTCGTAGACCACTGAAGAGATGGTGGCCGAGTTCCACGCCGTGGAGTTGTCGTAAATGGTGGCTCGTGTAATCGTGGTCGCCATAAGTCCCTACACGTAGTAGAACACGCTGCCGATGGTCGTGACGGTAAAGGAATTGCCCGTGGTGAATGCCTGCGCGCCGTAGACGCCAAGGACGCCGTGTGCCACCGCGTTCGTATCGACCACCGGCCCCGGTGCGCCGACAATGCGGTCAGCCGCGGCGGTGAATGGCAGATTGCCAAACGCGCCGTTGAAGGTTCCCGCCTTCGTGCCGCCCGTCCACTGCATGGTGACATGCACCGCCCGGCCCACCTTGGTGTAGTAACCGGCGACCGATGTTGGCGTCGACGCCCACGTGCCTGTCACCGATGGCGTGAACGTGCCTTCCTCATAATCGTCGAGGGTGTTAGGGTCAGTGCTGGCCGACTGCGCGGCAGGAAACGACACACCCGCGCCCGAGGTGGACGGTGTGGCACCACCGACGCTAATGGTTGATGCGCCCTTGACTCGGCCACCTTGCAGGTCATAGAACGTGCCACCCGTCAGCGTCCACGTATCGACCGCGTGCGTCACCGTGATGCTGCCCGCGTAGTTAATCGTGCTGAGGCTTTTGAGGAACAGACTGCCCCACGGCTTCGTGCTGTCGCCTAATGCACCGCCGTCTGGATAGGTTTGTGTCAGATTGCCGATGGCGGTCATCACCCCGCCAAATTCAAATTGCGTGTAGTTGCGGCCTCCCGCAAACAATTGGTCAATCTTGTCAAAGATGAACGACGACAGCATCTGCGTGTTCAAGATGCTGACACCATTCACAATCGTCGGGCGTGTAATGGTTGTCGCTGGCATTACTGCCTCACCGTCATGAGCCGTGCAAACGTCGCCTGTGCAATGGTTTGTTCAAACGCACGTTGCTTCAAATCCGTTGCCGCTCGAATCTGCCGCGAGATGTCGACAGTGCTATTCACAATCGACCCGCGCTGTGTGATGGTCACGTCCGTCACCAACAGACTGGTAACATTGACAAACAACGAGGAGGTGGCCGAGTTCGCTTGAATCGCCACATTGACATTGACACCCGGCAACAACAAGCGCGACGCATTCTCCACGCGTAAGGTCGTGTCAATCTCGTCGTCGGTCGTAAACTGCACTGACGTCAACGGCGAGTTATACAGATTCAAAAGCTGCTGCGCTCGTCGCTGTGCCTCGCCTTGGATGAGGGTGTCGTTGGCCTCGTGGAAGAGCGTGCCATATCGCAACGATTGACTACTCGTCGCGACGCCCAACACCGCAACCCGCGTGCCCTGACTCCAGAAGCGATTCACCGAGGGCGTCGCCGTCGTCACACCGACAATGGTCGTGTAGGTCGTGCCGGGCACGAGACTGCTCGTGCTGCCATCCGTCGGAGGCGTAATGACGGACGAGACTTGAATCACGCCTGTGATGGTGCGGACATCCGTGCCCACGACCATGCGCCCATTCAACGTCGGGTTCTTTAACGCGACACGGTCGCGGGTAATCAATTGGTCAAAGATGGTCGGGTCATCCACGCGGATGTTGGTAGTGTCGTCACCAGATAGCGGGTCGACTGCTTGGCTCAGTCGCGTCGACGCGCCAATGACTTGCGCTTCGCGCACTTGATTCGTCGCGTCGGTATTCACTTGCAAGCCGCGAAAGTTTTTTGACGTATCCGCAATCGTCGACACGTCGCTGAGATGGTCGGACCGTCGCGTCAGATGCACATGTTTATGCACATCGATGGACAGATACGCATCCGTCGTATCCGCGATGCGCTGTAGCGCATCCATCACGGTGTCATAGTTGAACGTGAACAACGGCGCGATGCCCAGCGACTGCGGCACGTAACCCAGTTCAAACCCATCCGTCGGCCCGGTAAACTGGTCGAGGATTTGCGCCATCATCGTGTTATACCCGACGCTGCCAAATGTGCCAGCGACACGCGCATACCGGTTAATCAACCACGTGTGGTCGACCGCTTCCACATCCGACACGACGCGACGCTCTGCTTGCCGGTCGTATCGCTTGCGAACGTTCAGCACCGTGCCCGAGAACAGCACATCGCCGAAGGTGAACGCAGTGGTCGACGACACATCACAGGGCGACAGCGACACGACGACGGGTTGCCCGACCGCCGGAGTCAGACTATACACGGCAAAATTAAATGTGGCTGGCTTGCCGAGTGACTGCTGAATCTGCCAGTCCTGTGCGACGTAGCGGGTCAGGTCGATGCGGTGATACGTCTCACCACTGCCGGGAGATTGAATCGAGGTGGCGTGAATAAAAAACTGACGGGGAAAGAATCCCACCGTGAGGCTGTTGCTCACCGTGCATGACCCAATCACCGACAGGAATGACATTACGCGGCCCGTCCTTCACGCCGAAGCTGCTTGCTCAGTTCCGTCTTCACGACATCCGCGAGATTGGCGCGAGCCGTTGCGCTATCCAGATACCCAGCCACATTGATGACGACCGACACTGCCGTGTCTCCACCGCGGCTCAATCCACGTGACGCTTGCTCCGGCGTCAACACCACTTCACCGGGACGCAGCAATGCCGGAATCACATCGCGGCTTGTGGGCGGTCGATAATGACGACCCACGACACCACCGACATCAAAGCCCGGTGTATCGTTGTGAAACTCAATGCGGTCAGGAATGCCTTCGATCGCCGTACCCACACGACTCGCAAACTTCTCCCCAGCATCTGCCGCCGCGCTAAACGACCTCGGCATACCCTTTTCAAACTTGTCAATGAGTTCTTCGATTTTCTTAATCAGCCGATCCATCGCCGTTTCAATAGGCGGGCCGAATTTGATCGTGCTCAGGTCTTTGAGTTTCTGCCCATTCTCATCAGTGAGTTGCCCCTGTTCGAGCATTTTGTCCAAGATCGGGCGCATATTTTCTGGCACCGTGCGTCCTGACTTCACCGCCTCCTGCACAAACTTATTAATCTCGTCCGACATCCCCGCAATGACGCCGGTGATATCAGCGCCCCCCTTCATCAGCACATTAAAGGCATCAATGATTTCACCAGCAGTCTTGTCGAGTTTGTTTTGCTGAAAGGCTGGCCCCAGCGCAGAGAGTTCGATGCCATATTTCTTGGCCGCATTTTCCATCGCCTTGAAGTTGGCCTCACCACCTTGGCCCAATGCGCGCAGCAGTTCGGCCGTCTCCCCGGTAATCTGCCCCGATTCAATCATTGCGAGCATACTGTCGTTCAACGCATCGGGCAGGATGAGTCCGATGTCGTTGGCCTCGCGCAGAAGCCCGCCGAGTTCATCATTAAACTTCTGTGTGTGTTCCGCGACCGCTTGCATATGTTTTTCAGCAGCGGCAAGCTGACGATTAAAGTCTTCCATCGCACGCTGGAAGTCACTTGTCGTGCGTGCGTTCATCAGACGGTCCATCGACACGCCAGCACGCTCGGCACGTTCACGCAGCACATCGAGACCACCAGCCGCCTCGACAAACTTGTTCCGCATCTGTAACACTTGCGCGGCCTGTGACGGGCCGAACAATTTGCCGAACAACTTCCCTGCGAGGTCACCCGCGAGACTGCCAAGGATGCCGCCGATTGGCCCGGCTAACCCACCAAGGTGTTTCCCGAGAGTGCCCCCAATGTTTTTGGCAATGTTCGCTCCAATATCCTTGCCAATGTCTTGACCGAGGCCGCCGAGCAACGATGTGCCGATGGCCCTAGCAACATTGCCACCACCCTGCACAGCACCGAGAATCGTCTGCGGCAACGATTGAAACGCCTTAGAGAAATTCTCAAACGACATCCGCTGCTGTGTGCGGTCGGCCTGTTCAACGGCTTGCTTATACGTCGCCCACGCCTTAGACCCCTCAGCCGAGAAATACGTCACGCTGTTTCGGAATCTCACGAGGTCTTCAATGGGTTTATCAAATGGGAGTTTTTCAAACTCAAGCACATCTGACAGCTTCAACGTTCCACGTGTGTGTAGCGCGTCAATCTCACGCGTCAGGTTCGCCACATAGTTGATTGCCGCTTCAATGCCACTGCCCCACACGATGCTCGCTTCGTACGCTTTGCGTTGCGCCTCAGCCAAACGGTCAGCCGCCGCAGCCGCACGTTCAGACTCCACACGTTGTTTATCCAACGCAGCGCTTGCACGCTCAAAATTCGTGACGCCAACATCTCCAGTCGGGCCAATATTTTTCGGTGCCCACTCCTTGGGCATGGCCGCAGGTACGGCAAGTTTAGACATGCGAGTGAACTCGGCCATCTCCTCGCTCAAGCCTTGCCACTGCAGTTTGTAACCTTCAATCGTGTGGGCATCCTT